ATGCCGCCGACTTATTGCGTGCCCTGTGGGAGCGATCGCGATCACGATCGCGGGCACGGGAGCAGGTACGGCAGCTGCGGCTACCGCCCCAGAAGTAGGTGTTCTCTTCGTCGTATGCGTGGCCCGCTGGGCAGTGTGTTTTCGACGCCCAGGTATGGGTGCCGTGACGCACCTTGTCGTGCTCATTCTCGGAGGTCGTCCCGTACCGCAGATTGCTCAGTACGTTATTGGCCGGGTCCCCATCAAGATGCCTAACGACAACGCCTGGCTCTTGCGGCCCGACAAACGCCCACATCATCAACTGGTGGACGGTTAGCTTGGCCGCCGACTTGCCGGCTCGACTAAGTGCGACCGCATAGTGACCGCTAGGGAGCAGCGCCTGTCGGAGGATTCGGCCGGAGTTGGGTGCCTTGGGGCGCCTAATGGAGTAGATCCGGCCCATGTTGGAGACCTCGTGCGTGCCCTCCAATCCTGGGATGGGCCGCCACTCCTCGCCGGGCAAGTCAACCCGCTGAGGCACAGCACGCTGCGGCGGGGGACCTTGGTGGCTGCCGGTAGTTCCGTCTAGGCGGACGTAAGCGACGCGCTTGCAAACGGGGCAGCGGTCGGGATCGTCAATACCCGCGCGCAACGTCCGCTGCCCGCTGCCAGGGCAACGGACGGGCGTCTGGCCGGCTGCCAAATGCATAAAGCAGCGGTCCCCTTCGCGCTTCACGCGCTTGTTGCAGTGCCCCATCCAGCCCAGCTCGGCGTGACTTCGACGCTGTAACGCCTCCTGCCCACCCTTCGGACACGGGGCTCCACAGATTGGCTTGTCGCTAGTCGCCGCGAGCTGCTCCCGCTCCGCATCCCGGCCGGCGCTCACTGCTGCCCACCGCCGTCCCCGGCCTGCGTGGCGAGGGCGGCGCGGTATCCGGCGGCGAACGCTGCTGAGTACGAACCCGGGGACTTGTCCGTCTTGGCCCACCGGTAGAACGCGGCGATCCACGCTGGCTCGTCCACCGCCTCCTCAGCCCCGCCGTCCTGTGCGGATCGGTAGGCGGCGACAGCGGCGACGGCGTACTCACGGACGTACCGGCGGCACTCGGGGCACGAGTCCCAGTCGTCGTAGGGGCAGTCACCGCAGTACGCGCCCTTGTCGTAGATCGCCCGCGCCACCTCCTCGAGCACCGCGGCCTCCCGAACCTCGAGCGGGGTCGGGGCGGCGTCGAAGGCAGCCAGCGTGGCGAGCTGGTCCGGTGTGAACCGGGGATCCGTGACGTCGGCGAGGGCGGTCATGCCGTCACCGGGTTCTCGGCCACGAACTCCGGGTGCTGACCGGCCACGTGCCGCTCGACGTTGGCGAAGCTGCGCTTGCACCCCGGCACCGGGCAGACGCCGTGCGCGGCGCGGTTCTTCACCCGGGTCGCCACGCCCTTGTAGGCGCGGGCGGACCGGTCGGCCGACTCCCGACGCTCCCGCTCGGACCGAGCAACCGACCGTGCCGCGTCGAGCTGCTCGCGGAGCCGGTCCTCCTCGGTGCGTTTCGGCTTCGGGTAGTAGTTGGAGTGCCCGTTCGGGCAGTAGAAGCCGCGCTGGTCCTGCCTGCGGGCGTCCTGGAACGCCTTGCCGATGCCGAACGAGCATCCGCAGTTCGCGCAGGTGATCGCGACCAGGCGGTACTCGACGGTGATGTCGTTGGCGAAGCTGGTGGTGCTCATGCGATGGCCTCCAGGTCGAGGTAGAGCTGGCCGGGGAACGCCCGGCGGCGCCCCGCACCAGCGGGGGATTCGAGGACGTGCACCACAGCCAGCACACCGCCGGCTGTGACATGCCAGGACCGGCGCCGCCGCCACTCCGCCACGTACCGGGTGTTCGCGTGCTCGCAGTCCGGGCAGCGGCACCCGGCCGTGTAGGTGCCGCGCTTGCCGTGCACCGGTCCCATGCCGACCCGGCGCCGCTCCGCACCCGTGAGCCCGCCGAGGACCCCGAACTCCTCGCCGCGGGCCAGCGCATCAGCCAGGCAGGTGGCCCGCACCGGGCAGCCGCCGCACACCTGCTTGGCGTGCGCGACCCCGGCCGGGTCGTCGTCGAACCACAGATCCGGCAGCGGGTGGCTGGCGCACGACCCGGACAGCCGCCACGCCTCCAGGTGCCGGGTCACGGCGACGTCTCCCGGGCGGCCTTCGCCTCGCGGGCCCGCTGCTGGCTGGCGAGCAGCCGCGTGCGGGTGCAGTTCTCCCCGAACGCCAGGTCGCCGCGGTGCTGGCCGTAGAAGTGGCCGGGGATGTCGGGGTCGTAGCCGTGCTCCCGGGACATCGAGCAGGCGTTGTCCTCGACCTTCCCGCACGCCGGGCACACCCAGCCCTGCACGACCGTCCCGGCCGGGCCGTAGCCGGTGTCGTAGGGCCGGGACCACGGGGCCCGCTCGAACCGGGCCGCCCACTCCGCGCGCGGGTCGACGGCGGGCTGCTCGAGCTCGGCGAACAGGTCCAGCTGCACGGCCGGCTGGCACCGGTGCTCGGCGACCTCGATCGAGTGCTGCATCGCCTGGGACTCCTCGAGGTGCTCGGCGAGCCAGCCGCAGGACCAGCAGCGGGACCAGATCCAGGTGCGCTGGTCCTTCGGTTTCGACGGTGGGTTGGGCCCGATGTGGGTGCGGACGTTCGGGCCGGTGGGTGCGAGCTCGGTCATGCCGCGCGCCCGTCGGCGTGGAACAGCAGCACATACCCGGTGGCCCGCAGCAGCACGATCGACCCGCCGCGCACCGTGCACGCCCGCGTCGTCGGATCAGCGCCGGAGGACAGCAGCCAGCCCTGCTCGAGCGCGGCCCGCCGGTTGACCTCGATCCAGCCGTGGCATCCGCGGGTCCCGTTGCCACAGACGGCCAGCAGGTTCGCCGGGTCGTGGATGTCTACGGCGCGGGTGCCGCCCATGCGCCGGGGTCGGCGGTGGTGGATGGAGCGGCCGGTGACGGCGTCGAACCGGCCGCCGCGGGCTCGGCAGTCGTCGGTGACGTTGACCTCGCAGCGGCCCCCGCAGCGCAGGTAGACGGCTTCGCGCACCCACTGGGGCATGTCGGGGGACTTCGACGGCTTGGCGGGCGTCTGGCGGGGCCCGGGGGGCTTCCGCTGCAGGGGCGTCCCGCGCTTGAGCGGCTTGCGCCTCTTCACGACTCGCCCCTGCCGAGTTCCGGGCGACTGCCGCGCTTCTGCTCGAGCACCTGCCGCGCCTCGGCCAGGTGCTCGCGCGCCACGTCCGACTTCGCGACCCGGCGGGGCGGTGCCTTGTCGACCAGCGCCGGCCACGGCCGCCACCCGGCACGGACCAAGTCCTCGACGAGGCGCTTCGCCGATTCCTGCGGCTCGGGAATGGCGAGCTGCTCGAACCGTTCCGCGATCCGCATTTCCGTCGCGGCGACCATCGCCACCTGCTGCGGGGTCACAATGCTCTCCTGTCAAATGGGACGACGATTCGCTTTTCGCTGTCTCGCGCGGAAGGTGAGTTAGTTACGTAACTGGAATTCTCACGTTGGTAGTTGGTTTGGTAGGTGGTTGGTAAGTGGGTTGGTGGGGTGCACCTGGTGCCGGTTGGGATGTCGTCAGGTGCCGGTTGGGCGGCACCTCCTGCCGGTTGGGCGGCACCAGGTGCCGGTTGGGAACCGAGCCCAGGCGGCACCTGGTGCCGGTTGGGCGACGGGTTCTCGTCCAGGTCGACCATTTCCGTCTGCTGCTGCGCATCCATAGGAATGGCCAAGCGGTACACATCCGTGAATGCCTGATTCCCCCGATGTCCACCCTTTTCGACGCGCTCGATCCAGCCCCGCTCACGCAGCTTCTTCAGCGCGCCGCGCACCGACCGCTCGGACAGCTCGGTGACCAGGGCCAGCCGGGTCGCACCCGGGTAGACACGAGTCCCGTCACGGTCGGCGTACTGGGCCAGGTGGGCGGCGACAGACTTGGCCGGCGCCCCGAGCCGGACCCGCCTCACGAGGCGCTCCCACTCGTACCGGTCGGCGCCACTCACGCCACCGCCCGCGCGGGCCGGGTGTGCACCCGGTGCGCGATCAGGCAGGACTGGCAGGCGGGCAGGTCGCGGCGGTGACGGTGCTGCTGGTAGCCGCGCTCGGTGCCGTGCTCGCGGGGCAGGGCCACCCCGACGGGCGGCTTGTCGCGGGACTGCACCGGCCCGCCCGTCCAGGCGAGCAGCTCGTGCGCGGTCCGGTCCGGGTCCACCATCGCGGCGAGGACGACGGCGAGCGCATCGTGCCGGCCACCCGGTACCCGGGACAGGACCGCCAGGACGTCGTCCGGCCCGTAGTCCCGGACCGTGCCGACCAGCTCGGCGGCGATCGGCACCAGGTCCTCGGCCAGCCGCTCCGGGGTCACGCCGCACCTGCCGCGGTCCGGCGCTCGTAACGCTTGCGCTCGAACTCGGCCAGCTCGCCCCAGGCCACGTAGCCGTCGCCTTCGCAGCGGGTGCACTCACGCCCGCAGGAGTCGCACTCGCCAGTCGTCCAGCAGTCGGGGCACTCGACCTTCGTCTCGGCCGCGGACTCATCCGTGGCCCGGTCGACGGTGAGCTCCCACGGATGCAGGGAGTCCACGGTCAGCAGCGCCCCCCACGCCTCCCGCTCACTGGCCAGTGTCGGGGCGACCGGCCACTCGCCGGTGTGCCGGTCGTAGACACCCCAGCGGGGGAGGGCAGCCGCGTCGGCCTGGGCCTCGGGGGCGGTCACGCCGCACCCCGCTCGGCCTCGCGTCGACGGCCAGCAGCGAGAGCGCCGCCCCGGCAGGGGACGCAGGCTTGCTCACCGCGCCGCCGGTGCGCCTTGTAGCCGCTCTCGGTGCCGTGATTGATAGGTGCCACCGACCCCTTGGGGTGGCCGACCGTGGCCTGACGGATCCGCCGGCGCTCGCGCTCCGAAAGGCCGCCCCAGATGCCGTACCGCTCCTCGGTGGTGAGCGCGAAGTCCAGGCACTGCTGCCGGACCTCACACAGGCCGCACAGCCGCTTCGCGTCCCGGGAGGACGCGCCCTTGGGCGGGTAGAAGATGTCGCCGGTGTCGACCTGCGCGCAGAGCGCGTCGTCGCGCCACGAGGCGCGCCGGTCGTCGTCGAGCCCGAGCAGGGCGACCAGATCGTTGGTGTAGTCGTTCGATGACGGTGTGTACTGGGTGGTGGGCGTGGTTCGGCCCTGCCCCGTTCGCTGCACGGTGTTCCCCCTTGGGTGAGCAGCTACTTCGGATGACTGGTGGGATGCGCCGGGGGCCCCGGTCAGGCGGGGCCCCCGGCTGTTCTCAGGACGCGGCGGGCATCAGCCGCAGACGACGGGCCGCGAGCGCCTCCGACACCAGGCCGTCGGCCTCCGCGGTGGGCTTCACCGTCAACGTGGGCGAGCCGGTGCGGACGGCGATGCCGTCCACCTCGAGCAGCTCCGACGTGCCCGGGTCGATCCAGCCGCCGTCGGCCTTCACCGACGCCAGCAGCGCGGTGACGAACGCCGGCCGCACCGAGCGGGTGGTGACGACCTCGCCGGGGCAGTGCGCCTCCACCCACGCCAGCAGCGCGTCGGAGTCGGTGACGGTCGCGGACTCGCGGGCCTTCGTGAGCTGCACGAACCCGAGCAGCGTCTCCTTGTCGGCCGGGTCCAGCAGCCCGGAGTACCGCTCGCCGACGACGAGCTCGGCGCACATCTCGTCTCGGAGCTTCCGGTCCTCGACGGCGATCCAGTCCTTAAGCACCCGGAGGGCGAGGAGCCGGGTTGCCCGGTCGTGGGCGGACACGGCCTCGGGCTCTTCCACCGGCTCCGGGGCGTAGTCCGCCGGGAACGACAGCTGCGGCGCGGCGGTCATGCCGACACCTCGACGGCGTCCGCAGTCTCAGCGGCGGCCAGAAGGGGAGCGCAGCGCCACTCGACGTGCTCGACGGTGCGGGTGATCGTCTGCTCGGGGCGGAGGTCGGCCTCGGTGACGGCGGGGACGACCTCGGTGACCTCTTCGCAGCCGACGACGACGCGCTCGCAGACGGCGTCTCGGGTGACCCACACGTCGACCGGCAGGCCGCCGCACATCCCGCGCAGGATCAGAGACCCACCGGACGCCTGGACGTCCTTCGCATACTTGCCGCCTCCGAGGGCGCGCATCAGGTCCCGGGCGGCGGCGGGTTCGTCGTCCACCGGAAGCCCGGACATGGTGAGAAAGAGGGACACCTCGGGGTTGATCGGGATGGGTGCCTGCTCGGACTCGATGAGGTCGGCGAGGTGCCGGTAGCCGGCGGCGATCGCAGCGCGGTCGGTCGGGTAGTCGGTGCGGGGCAGAGGGCGGGGAGTCGTGGTGGTGGTCATGCTGCGTCTCCTGTCGGAAGGGCGGGCTGGGCGGCGAGGTTGGCGCGGCGGGCGGTGACGACCTGCTTGAGCGCGTCGAGCTGCTGATCGGTGAGGTGGCCGGCGGCGTGCGTGTTTCGGGCGCGGTAGGCCACCGAGTTGAGTGCGTCGTTCGAGGGCGCCATCTCCGCGTCCGTGCGCAGCTCGTCGTAGGTGGGCGGTGGGCCAACCTGCTGGGGCGGTGCTTCCCGCCGCTCCTGGGCGTTGCGGACCTCCTCCGCCGAGGCCACCCCGCGCCTCGTGTCGGCGGCGAGCACGGCGACGATCGCCCGCCCCCACGCGGCGGTCTCCGCGTTCTGCACCTCGGAGTCCCGCGTGTACGGGGTGCGGCCGGGGATCGGCTCCCAGGCGGTGCCGTGACCAGGACGCATGTCGTCTGGGGTGCGGTACGCAGCGGCGGTGTAGATGACCCACCAGCCGCCGTTGACCTCCCGGAAGTCCAGCGAGTGCTGCTGCAGCGACCCGTCCGGGTACTTGCCGCGGAACTCGCCGATTCGGGCGGCGACGTCCACGTAGTCGTCGAGCGCGAACTGCTGCCGGCTCATCGGATGCCTCCGGTCACGGGGGTGAGGGACTGCAGGTAGGCGAGGGCGACGCACGCGAGTCCGGCGATGAGCAGGCCGAGCAACCAGCCGTACGAGCGGGCGCGACGCACGTGGCCGGCGAACGGGGAGCAGGCGACCCGGCGGGCCAGGCGGCGCAGGCGGGCGCGCGGCGTGTAGTAGCGGGTCACCCCGCCGGGGCACACCATGCGGGCCATGAGCAGCTCGAACCGGTCCCGCTCCGCCCAGGACAGGGGGATCGACGGCCGCTCGTGCAGGGGGGCGGTCACGCCGGCACCACGGCGGAGTCCGCGGCGGCCCGCATCGTGGCGGCCACGTGGGCGGCGTCCCGGGCGCACCGGTCGTTCCACAGGCCGATCAGCGGCTCACCAGCCGCCTGCACACCCTCCGGGTCGAACCGGTCGAACAGCTCGTCGGTCACGTACGCCTCGAACAGGGCGATCGCCTCGGCGGCCAGCGCCCGCCGCGGGTCGTCCCTGCCCTCGCCGACCAGGTACGGGTCGCCGTCCGGGTCGTCCGGGCACACGGCCAGGGCGATCAGGCCGCCGGTGCACCGGCAGCCCGTCGCGGGGTCGAGCCAGAACTCCCGGCCCCACAGTTCGGGGTGGCTGTCGAGGATCAGTGCCGCGGCGCGGAGAACCGCGTCAGGCGTGAGTGCTTCGGTACGGTTGTTCACGATCGACTCCTTTCAGTCGGTCGAGTGGCGGCGGTCTCGTGGCATCGGGGCCGCCGTCGTCGTTGGGTGGGGTTCAGACCGCGATGAGCGAGCGCCGCGGCCAGTTCTGGTGCAGCCACGTCAGGCCCTTCGCCGTGACGCGTAGCTGCGTGGTGATCTGCGGCTCCCCGGTGTGCGGGTGCTCGTAGGTGCGGGTCCGGACGGCGACCCGGCCGGCCTCGATGTGCCGCTGGTAGGGCATGCCTCGTGTGTCCACCCAGCCGAGGTCGCGCAGGTGGCGGAGCAGCCGGTTCTGGCCGGTGTCGATGCCGTGGTCGCGGCAGAGGATCTGCGCGGCCTCCCGTAGCGAGTAGTCGCCGTGCGCCGCCATCAGCTGGTCGGCGACCGCCGCGCGGGGCTCGAGCTCGGCGTTCCGCTGCGAGAGAGCGATGACCTCGTGGGCCAGGGCGAGCGCCCGGTCCCGGTCGGACCGGGGAGCGACGTAGGAGCCGGTCCGCCGGATCTGCGGCAGCACCTCGTGGGTCACCCACCGCTTGAACGTCCGGGCTCCCTCGACCTGGCTGCCGAGGACCGCGGCGTACAGCCCGGCCTCGCTGATGACCGTGACGACCTGGTCGCCGCTGGGGGTACTCGCCTGGCGAGTACCCCGGTCGTCCTCGTCGAGCCGCCGGACCATGTTGAAGGCATCGCGGTAGCCGAGGATGCGTGCGACGTCGGCGGCGACGAACCAGGGGTCACCGTGCTCGTCGGTGACTACCCGGAGCTGCTGGCCGGAGAAGTCGAACGGGGCCAGGGCGGTGGTCATGCCGACACCGCCGGGGTGGTCCGGGATGCGTCGGTGATGTACCGGTCGAGCTCGGCGTCCGAGATGCGGGTCTTGCTGCGCGGGCCGAGGGAGATGTCGGCGGGCTTGATCAGCCCGGCGGAGATCAGGTTGTAGACGTGCTTCCGGCTGCAGCCGAGGCGCTCGGCTGTCTCCGGGATCGTCAGGAGCCTCAACAGGGTTCCCCTTTCGGATGGACTAGCGTCTAGATAGACACCAGACACCAGGGACGCGCGAGAAGCTGTCCCGGATGTGGATTGACGGGGCGATGAATCAGGGTCTGGCAGCGTCCGAGCCGGTAGGTGCGTCTGCTGTCGAACCAGACTCTATACACACCCGTACATGTCACGCAACACCGAATCGCACTAGTGTCCCTGCGTGAACGCTCGTCACTGTGGGTGTCTGACTAGACACCCGACGCGGGACCCGTTGCTAGTCCCGGCCCGCTCCCGCACGCTGCCCCCTCTGGGAGTCGGGTCGTGACGGAGAGCGGGACGCCGCCGATGGACCAACTGCAACACCTGGTGCTCACCCGCCTCGCCGAGCTGGGCACCAAGGGCAGCCCCATGTCCGCGCGCAAGGCCGCCGAGCGCTCCCGCGGCGACGTCTCCTTCCACACCCTCTACGCGATTGCCAAGGGTCAGCACAGCGGGCGCATCACCGACCGCACAGCCCAGGGCATCGCCGCCGCCCTCGACGTGCCCGTCGCCCGCGTCTACGACGCGGCCGGCGCCCCCCGTCCCCAGGGCCGGTGGCTACCCCCGGAGCGACTCGACCGGCTCACTCTCGACCAGCGCAAGCTGCTCGAGGACATCGGCTATGCGCTCCTCGATGCGGATGCGAAGGGTTACGAGCGGGGCCGCCTGGACGCCTGATCGGGCGTTACCGGCGGGTAACGGGTTCGCGACGAATGCAAAGTGTCACGGGCCGTGTCTACCGTCACACCCAGAGTCACCCCGCATGGGTGATGCTGGGGGAGTGGGGGAGTGCATGGACGGGACCGACATCGTCACGATGGATCTGCCGTTCGGTCAGGACTGGCTCTGGTTCGCCGAGCTGAACATGGTCGCGCTGGCGCCACACCTGGACGCGGCGGCCCGGGAGCGGGCGCTGGACGAGCTGCAGGAGGAGTGGCGTCGGTCGGTGCGCCTGGTCCGGGGCGCGGCGTGACGGGCGTCGGGGCAGACACCGCACACCACAGGTAGCCTCGCTTCCTCCCGTGCCCGTCAGGAGGCGCCCATGCCCTACATTCGCAGGCTTCCGTCCGGCCTGTGGCAGGCCACCGTGCGACTGCCGTCCGGAAAGAAGACGACCCGCACCGACCCGCTGAAACGGGTCGTCTCCGACTGGGGCAAGGCGGAGGAGACCCGCATCGCCCGCGGCGAATGGCGCGACGCCCGCGTCGGCCGGATCCGCTACGAGCAGTGGCGCGACCAGTTCATGGCCGCCCGTGTGGTGGAGGCCTCCACTGCCCGACGCGACCGGGGGCTGCTCGCCAACCACATCGACCCGGCCTGGGAGGGCTGGCTGTTGCCCGCCATCACCCGCATCGCCGTGCAGGGCTGGGTGAAGCGGCTCCACGCCGCCGGCGTCGGCCCCTCGGCCATCCACATGGCCTACCAGCTCCTGTCCACGATGCTGGAGGCCGCCGCCGACGAGGACTACATCGGGGAGAACCCGTGCCGCCGCATCGACCTGCCGGCCACCCCACCGAAGCTGCCCGAGTGGTTCACCCACGACCAGGTGGAGGCCATCGCCGAGCATCTGCCCGACCGGCACGCCGCGGCGACGTGGCTTATGGCCTGGTGCGGGCTGCGCTGGGGCGAGGCGGCCGGGTTGAAGGTGGGCCGGGTGGCGTTCCTGCGCCGCCGGCTCACCGTGGACGCGGTCAACACCCAGTTCGGGGACTGGAAGCCGTACCCGAAGTCGTCGAAGTCGCGGCGGGAGATCAGCGTCGAGCCGGGAGTGCTCGAGCTGCTGGCCCCGCTCGCGGCCGGGAAGGGCGCCGACGAGCTGCTGTTCCGCACGGCGCGCCGTCGGGGCGGGGAGGAGCGACCGTGGGCGCACGCCAACTGGCTGCGGCGCTGGACGGCCGCGGTCGGCGACGCGCAGGCAGCCCACCCGGAGCTCGCCGTCCCTTCCTACGCGCCACACGCGCTGCGGCACACCGCCGCCTCCTGGCTGGTGCAGGACGGGGTGCCCCTGTACGACGTGCAGCGCCTCCTCGGCCATGAGTCGTTCGCGGTCACGCAAAAGTACGCGCACCTGGCGCCGGACGCCCACGACGCGGTCGATCGGGCGTGGGCGCGGATGCGCGCGGCGCGCCAGCGGCGCACGGACCCGCCAGCGGGGCTGGCATCGGATGCCTGACCTGGGCTTTTCCGCAACGGACGTGATCGCGACCGCGGGTCACGTCGGGGCCGCAGAGCCCCAGGTGAGGGGCCCGGGGTCGCGGCTGAGCTGCGGTTTCCGTCCAGCAGGTGTGTACCGGGATGAACCGGGATGCAGTAGCGGACCCTGCTCGTGGCGCATCAGCGGCGCACAGGCCGCGCCCCGGGACGAGGCCGGGCCGGATGTGGTTCCCTGCCCCCAAACCAGACGTGACCGGAGGATGACCATGCGCAATGCCCTAATCCTGCTCGCCACCCTCGGAGCCCTGACGGCCTGCGGCAGCACCGCCGATAAGACCAGCGCGGCGCCCGCCTCGACCAGCAGCAGCGTCCCGACAGCGGCTGCGCCGAGCACCGTGGACCCATCCGCGTGGATCAGCCAGTACCGCAGCGCCTACCCGGCGCTTGCGGCAGGCCGGTCCGATCAGGGCATCGCCGACGACGGCGCCCGCGTCTGCAGCTACCTCGCCGAGCAGGGAATGACGCGCGAGACGTACACACGCCGGCTGTCCGCCGCCCTCGAGCGGAACGGCGTCACCCCCTCGGCTGAGGACGTCGCAGCGATCGCGAAGATCGGCGTGGCAACCCTCTGCCCGGACCAGCAGCAGGCCCTCGACGGGCTCAGCTGACCGCAGGAGCCTCGTGCTTCCCCCGCGCCTGCGCCACCATCTGGTCCGCCGTCGCCGGGGACACGACCGCCTTCCGGGTGAACAGGGCCTGCACCAGCGGCACCAGGAACGCCGCCACCGGGATCAGGCCCTCCGCCACCCCGGACAGGTTCGCGGGGATGACGAACCCGATCGCAGCGGCCAGGGCCAGGACGGCGGTGATGATGCCGCGCAGGACGGCGGGCTCGGTGTAGTTCAGCTTGCGCACAGGGATGCTCCTCAGTCGGCGGTGCAGGTGTAGGTGGGGGACGTGTCGGGGGAGCCGCCGTCGCGGCGGCAGGTGTAGCTGCGGCCGAGGACGTCGGTCCATGTCCAGGTGGCTGGAGGAGATCCGTCCGTCCCGGGCTCGCCCTGCGGCCCCGCCGGTCCGGTGGGGCCTGTCGCGCCCGCGGGCCCGGCCGGACCGGCGGGGCCCGCCTCGCCCTGGGGTCCGGCGGTGCCGCCCTGCCCGGTCGTCCCGTCGACACCGGGCAGGCCGATCGGCCCGATGGGCCCCGGCGGGCCACTGGCCCCCGCGGGGCCTCGAGGGCCGGCCGGGCCGGTCTCTCCGGGCGGGCCGGGATCACCCTGTGGCCCCTTCTCCGCCACTCGCTCGGCGCGGGTGCACTGCAAGTCGGCCGCCGCAGCCGCCGCCGGGTCCTGCGCGCACACGCCGGTGACCTGCTCGGCCAGGTCCTGCGCCGTCGCCGATGCGTGGTCCCGCTGCCCCTCCGCGGTGTCCGCGCGGTTCCCGAGGTACAGCACCCCCCAGATCACCACGCCCATGCCCAGCAGCAGCAGGGCCACGACGATCCGCCCCGCGGGGCGGTGTCGGGCGGCGTGCTCGGTCACGTCTCAGCCTCCATCTCGTCTGCCTCAGCGGGCATGGCCGGCGCCTCGATGCCGTTGCTGGCCAGCAGCAGCCGCAGCGTGTGCACGTGCCGCAGCAGCCCCTCCACCCGGCTGCGTAGCCGGTTGCGTTCGGTTTCCAGCTGCTCGGCGTCCCGGGCGGCCTTGCGCTGCACGGCGCTGATCAGTCCGGCGACGGCGGTGACCAGCGTCGCCAGGGCGCCGATGATGAGGGCGATGTCTCCGGCGGTCATGGTCGGCCTCCGTCCGTGGCGGGGGCAGGTGAGAACACGCCACGGCTACGCACCCCCCGGTCACGCTGCGTCGACGGTCAGGACGCCAGGCGGCGCGCGGCGTCGTCGTTCACGGCCTGGGCCAGCGAGGCGAGGAACGCCGGGTCCTTGAGGGCTGCGGCGAGCGTGCCCGCGTCAACGGTCACCGGCGTGCTGGCACCGGCCGTGGGCGCGGTCCTCCCGACGAGCTCCTGCAGCTGCGTCGCCACCCCCGGACCCCACGACAGGTTCAGGCCGTTCCCCCAGTACATCTGGAGGTAGGTGTCACGTAGCACCTCAATCACCGTCGCCGACGCCTCCCCGTAGCCGCGGGGGTCTGCGTCATTGCGGTAGCGGAAGTAGATGGGGTGGTTGAGAAGCTCGTCTGCGACTTCCTTGGCTGTGGGCATGTCGTCCTCCTGTGCTCCGCCAGCGATCTGCTGGGCCCGCGCCGAGATGGCCGGGAGTTGCGCGATTCGTCGATCACCGGGGCAGGCCTTGCCCTGCGACGTGGACCACCGCTCGGCGCCGGCGGGCATGTAGCCGGGCACGCCGTAGCGGTGCACGGCCAGGCCGCGGGCACCGGGCTTGCTGCTGCCGGCGATGCCGAGCGGGATGCCGTGCGTCTGATGCAGCCAGGCGGCGATGCGGGCGTTGGCCTCCACCTGCTGCGGGGTCAGGGCCGGCACGTCCGAGCCGCCCCATGCGGGGAACGGCGCCCCGGTGTCGGCGTTCTCCGAGGAGATGACGTGCCAGTTGCCATCGGCGTTGGCGTCGGCCTGGAAGGCGGTGTCCTGGAACTGCCAGATGGTGCCGTCCGGGCCGACCCCGAAGTGGGATTCGGTGCCCGCGTAGCCGACGCCGTTCGTCTTCTCGAAGTACGTGCCGGTCCCGGCGAGGGTGCCGACCATGGTGTGCAGGCAGAAGAAGTCGTACGCCTTCATCCGCGGCTGCGACGCCCAGTCGGCGGCGAGGGGGTGCCAGATGGCACCAGGCATCCGAGGCATGTCAGGTCACCGGACCCGGTACCGGAGGACGACGGCGCCTGCGGCGGCGAAGGAGGTACCCGCCTGGATCGGCGTGGCCGTGGCACCCACGCCGTTGAAGCCCTGAACCTGTACTAGCACTGACCCGCCCGACGGGATCACCGCGGAACCGGTCAACCGGCCGGGACCGAACATGGGCGCGGTGCTGGTTGAGAAGACGCTCGTGTCCACCTGTGTGCCGGCGATCAGCATCCGCAGGGCCAGTGTCGCGTTCGTGCCCGCGGCGATGAGCGGCGCCTTCCACTCGAACTCGATCTCGCGGCCCGGCGGCAGGCCGTTGATCGTGAAGTTGCCCGATGTCAGGTCGACGTAGGCCGAGCCGGTGGGGGGCGTGTAGTTGTACGACGTGGACCGCAGCAGATCAGTCCACTGGTTGTAGGGGACCCAGGCGCCCGCGGTGTACAGGTACTTCCCGGCGCCGGTGACGACCGCGTGCAGGCCCTCGTAGGCGGTGAGGGCGTCCCGCTGCCCGGTCGTGGAGACGGTGACCTGGTCGCCGTGGTAGCGGAAGCGGGTGCCGTCGTGCCACAGCAGCCGGCCGTTGTCGAGCTCGATCACCTGCAGGCCCGGCCAGCCGGTGAGCGCGACCCGTTCGGCCTGCGTCTTGACCAGCACGATGCCGCCGCGGGCGGCGGTGATGCGGGCGGTCTGCGTGATGACCACCGTGCCGTCGGTGGTGCGGGTCGCGCCGGCGGACACGGCGACGGTGGCGAGCTCCTCCGCGCCGACGGGAATCGGCTGCTTTGTGGGAGTGCCCGGGGTTACCCCGTAGAGAGGGGAAGGGGCAACCACGTCGGGAGTGGGGACGCCGGGGGTGTTGTCCTGCTGCTTGACCCAGACGACGTCGACGCGGGTGCCCGAGCCAGGGGCGGCGCCGATGCTGACCGCCTGAGCGGCGGCCAACACCCCCAGGTAGGGGCCGTTGGACGACCCGCGGCTGGTCACCCAGTAGTGCGGGCCGATCGACACAGTCATGGGGCCGGTGCTGGAGGTGCCGGTGACCAGCGCGGTGGCGCCGGGGCCGTTCATGACGCCGGTGCGCACGTCGAGCGCGGCGGGACCTAGGGCGGCGATCAGCCCACCCAGGGCGAGGCGGGCCTCCTGGGCGTCGGTCACGCCGCCGTGCACGAACAGGGCGTCGCCCACGTAGTCCTCCCGGAACTGGATCCGGGGTTCACGCTGCAGGGTGGGGTGTCAGCGTGGCCGTGGCCCAGGTGGTATCCGAAACCGCCCAGGGCTGCTCTACTGATGGCGAGCAACCGCAAACAGGGAGTAGTCATGGGTCTGATGAACGCGGCACGCACACGGGTCGGGGCCGCCGTGATCACCGGCACGCTGCTGGCGTTGGGCGGGGGAGTCGCTGCCACGGCCGCAGTGATGGCACCAGCCGATCCCGCACCGGTCACCGACGTGGTACCCACCGCGGAGCCGGCAGCGACCACGACCACTGCCGCGCCGGTTGAGCCCGCGCCGGCGGCGGTCATCGAGTCGCCGGTGGCTCCTGCCGTGGCTCCTCGGGTCGCCGACGCCACTGCTCCTCCCCCTGAGCCCGAGGCGACCTCGCAGCCCACGGCCGACGGAGAGCTGCCTGAGGGCTGGCTGCCGCCGTCCGTCCCTGGCGGGCCACCGACTGCCCCGCCGCAGCCGCTGCCCCCGGCGCCGTGTATGCCCGGGGAGGGCGGCGAGCGCTGCGCTCAGACAGCCGGCTAGGCACGACTGAGCCCCTTCCCAGAAGGCAGGGACCGCGCGGACGATTCACGACCGGTCCTGAGTTTCGGGCGGCGGCACGTCCACGGGGACGTCGTCCCAGGTCTGCCGCGGACCCGGCGCGGGAGGCAGCTCCGGCGGCGGGGCAACCGGCGGTGTCTCGGGTTCGGTCATGACTGAACCCCCAACACTGACGTGGACGCGCACACGTTGCCGGTGCCGGCGGTGCGCTTGGCCTGGACCTTGATGCGGTGCGACGACATGTGGGCCCCCGGCACGGCGAAGGGGCCGATCACATGCACACCGACGGCGAAGGCGAGCGGCCCGGTGGTGCCGACTACGGCGTTGTCGACGAGGACCTGCACCTCACCCGTCGTCCCGGACGTGTCGCAGCCGGCGTTGACGAGCGCGATCGCCTTCGGGTGCTGCCGGTAGAAGTCGCCGAGCTCGAGGTCGACGAAGCTCGCCGACGCGGTCTTGGGCATCTCGACGACGTTCGCCCGTTGCAGCCCGATGGGGACGTACGGCCGCGCCAGGCCGGTGCCCGAGTCGGTGTCGTCGGACACGATGATGTCGCCGGCCCGGTTGTAGATGGCCAGGAACTGTTGGAAGCCGTCCGGCGTGGACGGGTCCGGGGTCGGGTCGTAGAGGGCCATCGCCGTCGTGCCGTCCTGCCGGCTCACGATCAGACCCGGCTGGAGAGTCCCATCGGGCAAGGCCGGTGTGACGCCGCCGACGTACACCGTTGGCTTGGTCGTCAGCTTGTCGACGAACAGTTGCAGGAACCCGCCCTTGATGGTGATGCCGCCCTCGGTGATGGTGGCGTTGCGGAGGAACCCGGAGCGGGCGAACTGCGCGATCCGCTTGTCGACCTCCCGCAGGATCCGCTCGAGCAGGCCGGGCGGGGTCGGCGAGTTGCCCATCAGACGGCTCCCACTTCGTACATCTCCAACGTCACGTCACCGGACAGGTCCCCGGTCTTGCGTTCGACCCGCAGGAACGACTCCCCGTCGGGCAGCCACGCGTGTCCCTGGCGGTTGATGACCCGCGCGTAGTGGCCGGGCAGCACCCCGCGCGCGGCATCCGCGCGGACGATCACCTTCCACCGTTCGATCGGCCGCGCCGACCGGGTCACCAGGTCCTGCGCGTGGCCGTCCAAGGTGTCCTGCTCGGACACGCTGGAGTACGCCGACCCGGCGTCCACCTCGAGGAGCGGGTAGCCGTCGTCGACCTGGGTGGGGTCGTAGTCGGTGGCAATCAGGGTGCCTTCGGCCTGGCCTTCGCCGGTCACCCACGCCCGCTGGCCCATCACGGTCGCGTCCTCCTCGGTGGTCACGTTCACCACCTGCGAGTTGGGCACGGTGCGGTCGAAGTACCAGTCGTCGCCGGCCTGGGTGAGCAGCGGCGCGTCCTCGGTGCCCGCCTCGTACACCCATTCGATGCCGAGCTTGTCGCTGGTGTAGCGGGGCCGGAACCGGATGTCCGGGCCGTTCTCGCGGGTGGTGAGCTGCCGGAGCTGCTCGCCGAGCCAGGCCAGCTGGAACCCGGGCCACACCTCGGTGCGGGTGCCGGCCAGTGCGGCCGGCAGGATCAGTGGCAGGTCGCCGCCGACGTGGGCCATGGCCTGCATGAGCAGCACGATGCCGATGCCGGCCAGGTCGGTGCCGGTCGCCCCGAGGTTGGTGTCCTGCACTCGGCCGGAGTAGACCGCCGGCAGCACCTTGCGGTGGTCGAACAGCGACCACAGCCCCGCCGCGCCGAGGGTGAGCTGCTCGCTGGTGTCGTCCCAGCCGCGGTGCCAGATCGGTCCGGCTTCCTGGATCTCCCCGTCGACGTCGACGGCGAGGAACGTCTTCGCCGCCGGCGCGCTGTACCGCAGGTTCTTCGCGCGCACCTCGTGCTCTTCGACGGTGACGGAGTCGACGGCGCCGGCGTCGTTGAGCACCTGCGCCCACGAGCAGCCGGTGACGTCGAGGGCGTCGATGATGCGGCCGGTGCGCAGGTCCCCGTACAGCACGGTGGTGGTGGGCAGGACAACCCGTGGCCGGGTGCCGGCCAGCCAGGAAAGGAGTCCGGTCACCAGTAGGTGTCCACGACGGTGGCCTCCAGCAGCGCGGCAGGGTCGTAGACGCCGCCGAGGGACGTGAACTGCAGGGTGAGCTGGGTGGGGTTGCCGTCGGGGTCGGCGGGCGGCACCTGCATCCAGTCGGCGCGGGTCAGGTTGCCGCGGCGCGAGGCGGTGCCTTCCACCAGCACGCTGCCGTCGGCTGTGTTCATCAGCACGACCTGCCCGGCGGGCACCTGCACCGGGTAGGTGAGCGCCTGCCCGGCGGCGGACACCTCGAACCCGAGGTCCAGGCCGCCGCGGACGCCGAGGAGCAGCGACGCGGGCGCGGTGCCGTAGTTGCCGACCGTCACCTGCCCGGTGCCGCCGAGGGCGCCGAAGTCCAGGCCCACCCCGGGCGATCCGGAGAACAGCGGGAACACCAGCCCGCCGCCCGACGTCGGCAGCCCCGTGGACACGGTGCGGGTGTTCCCGTAGCGGCGCGGGTCGGTGCACCGCCACTGCACCAGCCACCCGAACCGGCCCAACCCCCAGTCGCCGCGGACCACCATGGGACGCGCCAGCAGCAGCTGCGCGTACGCCGTCAGGGTGCGCCCCGCGACGGTGAGCTGCAGGGGCTCCTCGCCGCCGTCGAACGTCATCCGCCGCTGGAAGGCGAGCAGCTGCGCGTCCCGCTCCGCGGCCGTCCAGCACCAGCCCTCGACCTGCACCACACGCTCGTCGGAGAACACCTTCGACGGGTGCGCCCCATGGCCCTGGGTGCGGAGCTTCTTCTCGTACCGGGTCGGGGGGAGCTCCTCCCAGCCCTCCACGGTGCGGATCCGGTAGTCGGTGCCGGCCCCGAAGGCGAGGTCGCGCCACAGGCCGGAGGTGGGGTTCATGTCCACGGCCTGGTGCGGAGCGACACGTTCAGGGCGTCGGCGTTCTGCGCTGGGGTGCTGCCGTTCTGCGCGACGTAGTCACCTTCGATGTTCACCAGCGGCCCGCTCGTCCCGGCCGACTGCCCGCCGGACGTGCTCGAGGCGGCGACCGTCATGCCGGCCGGTCGGCGGGCGGTCAGCCCGGCCATCGCCTGCGCGTTGGCCATGCCCGACAGGTCGGGGGCGGTCACGGCCATGGCGCCGGTGATCGCCGCCGCCGCCCGCTCGGCCGCGGACACGGCGGTCTTCGCCTCTGCGTCGATGCCGCCGGCCATGCCCAGCATCAGGAAGCGGCCCATCTCGGCGAACACGGTCGACGGGGACTTGATGCCGAGCATGGACCGCACCCAGCCGGGCAGCAGGTTCCCGAAGAACGCCCCGACCTTGCCCAGCAGCCACGAGGTGGCGCCGGAGATGCCGTTCCACAGCCCCTCGAGCAGGTTCTTGCCGACGTTGAGCAGCAGCGACCCGATGTTGCCGAGGACGCCGAGGATGCGGCCGGGCAGGCTGCCCACGAACGAGATGGCGTTCGAGACGCCGTTGGAGATGGCCCCGGTGACGGCGTCCCAGGCGGCGACCGTGGCCGACCGGACCCAGTTCCAGGCGGCCTGAATGGCGCCCGACACGGCGGACACTGCCCCCGACACGATGCCCTTGATCCACTCCCACGCGGCGGACAGGGCCCCGGTGACGGCGTTCCACGCGGTTTTCGTCCAGGAGACGACGGTGTCCCAGTTGGCGACGATCAGCGCGACGAGGCCGATGACGGCGGCGATGACCCAGCCGACCGGGCCGAGCGCGATGAACCAGGCGGCGGCCATGCGGGCGGCCTGGATGAGGGACTGCACGCCCATCAGCACCCAGCCGGCCACCACGCGGGCGACCTGCACACCGAAGGACACCGCCCCGGACGCGGCGGAGGCGACGACCTGCGCCGTCCACACCGCGGCCACCTTGACGCCCTGCGCGGCCGCCTGGGCGCCCATCAGCACCCACCCGGCGACCACCTTCGCCACCTGCACAGCGAACGACACGGCGCCGGTGACCGCGGACGCCACGATCTGCGCAGTCCAGACGGCGGCGACCTTCACGCCCTGGATGACCGCCTGCGCGCCGAGCAGCACCCAGGAGGCGATCATCTTCACGATCTGCGCGGAGTGCACCGCGGCGGCCTGGATCGCGCCGATCTGCGAGTAGACCCACATGGCGGCCGTGGTGGCCCCCGTGAGGGTGGCCTGCGCGGCGAGGGCGATCAGGTGCGGCAGGAAGACGGCGGCGATGATGCCGGCCACGATCAGCAGCGGTGTGCGGTTGTTCTCCATCCACTGCGCCGCGCCCTTCAGGGCGGGGATCAGCGTGTCCGACAGGAACCCGCCGACCGCCGTCACCGCCGGGCCGAACGCCGTGGTCAGCACCCCGACGACGGTGGAAATGACCGGCACCACCTGATTGCCCAGGATGTTCACGAACGTGGTGATCGCGGCCCGCTTGAACGACTCCACCCGCGTCGAGGCGTTGTCGTTCATCGTCTTGCCGACCTGGTCGACCGCCCCGGCGACCTTCCCCATTGCCGCGACCGCCGTCTCCGGGTGCAGCGCGTACAGGGCCTTGCCCATGTCCTCGGCCTGGGTGCCGAACAGGCCGACGGCCAGCTGCGCCTGCTGCGCGGGGTCCTTCACCGCCCGCAGCTTGTCCAGGGTCATCGCCAGCGCCGCCGACGCGGCGGGGCCGCCCTGCGCGATCTGCTCAGACATGGTCTTCGCGTTCAGCCCGATGCCCTTGAACGACTGCGCGGTCAGCGTCGACCCGTCGACCGCCCTGATGGAGAACTCCTTGATGGAGTCTGCGACGATGTCGGAGTCGCGGGCGCCCGCCTTCAGGCCCTGCGAGATCAGGCCCATCGCGGTCGTGCCGTCCAGGCCGAGCTTGCGGAACTGGGTGCCGTACTCGTTGACCGTGTCGAGGAGGTCCCCGGCCTTGTCGTTGCCCTGCTGAAAGCCGCGGGTGAGGATGTCGGTCGCCTCGGCGGCGTTCTTCGCCAGGCCGGTGCGCAGCATCTGCGACACGGCGTTCGTCGCCCCACCCAGGTCCAGGTCGAACGCGCTCGACAGGGTCATCACCTTGCCGGTGATCGACTGGATCTGCGCGTTCGTGGCGTCCTCGGGCAGCAGCCCGTTCTGCAGCACATGCTTCAGCGCGTCGTCGACCGCGCCCAGCGATTCGCCGTAGTTGGAGGCGTACAGGCGGCCGGCGATCTTCCCCAGGTCCCCGGCGTACTTGCCGGTCGCCCCCAGCTGCGCGGCCAGCTTGTCGTTGACCTTCTCGTTGTCCATCGACTGCATCAGCGCGGCGCCGATCGCCAGCCCGCCGCCGAGCTTGGCGGCCATCCCCGCCACCTTGCCGGGGATGCCGCCCAGCGACTTGTCCAGCCCGGACTCGTCCACCTGGTACATGGCGAGCAGCTCGGCTGCCTTGAGGCCCATCAGGTGCCCCGCGCGAAGAAGGCGTCGACGGAGTCGGCGTCATCGATGGTGACCTCGGACGGGCGGCGGGACCGCTCACCAGTCTCCGGGTCCGCCGGGTACAGGGCGTGTGACCACGCCGAGTCGGTGGACAGGCCCCCGATCTTCACCAGGAACCACCTCCACGTCCGTCTGCGCAGCTCCCGCTGCAAATCTGCGATCCCGTACTCGCGGTGGAAGTCCGCCTCGAGCGCCGCCCAGTGGGTCAGGACTTCCCGGACGCCGAGCGCTTCGTCTTCTTGGCCGCCCGCCGGGTCGCCCGGTTGGCGGCCTGCGCTTCCCCCGGGTCCTGCCCCCGGTAGGTGGCGGTCAGGTGCCGGTTGAGGTCCATCAGCCGCTTGTAGGGCAGCCCAGCGGCCAGCCAGGCGTCCACGTTGGCGTCGCCGGCGAGGGACCGGAGGATCGACTCCGGCGACAGGCTGTCGTCGATGACCATGTCGGCGGGCACGTCGCCGGTGGCGACGGTGAGCAGCAGCCGGTCCAGGCGCAGCAGCAGCGCCGCCGGCACCTCCGACGGCCGCTTGCACGCCCACTCCTGCCCGAGCACCTTGACGACGATCGGCTCGTCGTCGTCGTCGGCCCACGCGGCGTCGAAGTCGTGGAACTGATCGACCACGGTCAGGCGGCCGGGGTGTAGACGGGCTTGCCGGAGACGGTGAGCTCCGCGGAGAACTTCGAGTTGTCGTTGAGACCGCCACCGGCGGGGGCGGACACCTTCGCCGACACCTGGTAGACGGTGACGTTCCCGCCGGGGGTGGTGACCCGGTACGGCTTCAGCGAGTCGTAGCCGACCGCGTCGGCCAGGGCGATGAGGGCCTCCTGGCCGGCGTCCCGGGCCCCGGTGACCGGGTCCTCCTTGTAGAAGCCGTCCAGCTTGATGGAGCTGGCGCGGGAGGCGACCTTGTGCTCTTCCCAGCCGTCGGAGTCGAAGTCGGTGTCGTCGACGTCCTTCTTGCTGGTGTCGAACGTCTGGCTGGTGAGCCCGCCGATCGGCGTCCACACCGGCAGGGCGGTGGTGCCCGTGTTGAGCTCGCCGACGAGGTGCCGGGCGAGGATCTTGACCTTGGCCACGTTGGCCGCCTTCCGCGCTGGGGTGGGAGTTCCCCGTCAGCGTCGGTCGCGCGGTGTCAGCGGCCGTCCGGGGATGTCACCTGGCGGGGCAGGATGGGCACGTGGACATCACCTTCAGCACCTCTGTCCAGGAGAAGCTCCGGTACGACATGGACGAGGGCCGGCTCATCACCGAGTCCTATCCCGATGGCGTCGTTCGTCAGGCGATCGAGATCCGGAAGGGACTCGAAGACGCCCTCGTCCTGGAGGCTGTCGTGATCGAGCTCCGCCGCCGCGGATACACCGTGATTGCACCCGAGGGCGCCTGAGCTACTCCCCGCGCAGCGCGGTCGGCCGGAACACCTCGAGGCGGAACGGCACCGACCACCTCGGCCGGTCGTCGGGGTCGTCGCCGATGTTCGTCGGCTCCGACTGCGTCGCCAGGCACTGCACGATGTACGTCTCGTCGTCGGTGCCCTCGGCGATCGTCACCCCCGCGAGACCGTGCAGCGCGTCCCGGATCGCCTGCGCCCGCCCGTACCCCGCCCGGGCCCGCCCGGGCGTCGTCGGGTTCGTCCTGTCCCCGCGGATGAGGAACTGCACGGCCGGCTCGTCGTAGCCGTGCCCGCCGTCGGTCTCCGCCCCACCCGGCCGGGCGAACGCGGCCACCGCGGCCACCGGCTTGTCCGGCAGGTCCTCCAGGAACGCGTCCGTGCCCGGTGTTCCGTAGGTGACGATCCCCAGGCTGTGCAAATAGGTGAGGAGGGCGGAGGTGATCACGCGCCCGCCACCTTCGACTGCAGGTACTCGGTGTGCCGGGCCCGGTTCTGCTCGACGGTGTCCTCGAGGAAATGGTCCTTGCGGCCGGCGTCGTGGTGCAGGGTCGGGTCCTCGTGCTGCCGGACGGCGTACGGGGTGTCGAACGCGACCTGCGCGACCAGGTTCGCCCGGTCGACCTCGGTGAACCCGGACCGGATGAGGGTGGCCTCCTCGATGGGGGTGACCTGGATGGTTTCCCGCAGGTCGTCCTCCACGATGTCGGCGAGCGCGTCGGCGGCGGCGTCGTGCATGGCGCGGGTGACGTCGGCGTTCAGCTTCACGGTGAGCTTCACGAGATGAGCACCGTCCGCCCGGCCAGCTTCGCCCCAGCCCCCCACAGGGGGGTGACCCCGACGACGGTCCGCTTGTCGTCGTCCACGGTGACCAGGGCCCCGACGGCGACCGTGGTCTCGGGCCGGACGAGCAGGGTGCCGACGATCGTGATGTCCTCCCCGTCGGGCGTGCGCACCAGCTGCGTGCGCCAGTCCACCCGGCAGCGGATCCGCCGCGGCGCCGCGTAGCCGGGCCCGTCGCCCAGGTCCTCGGTGCGGTCCTCCACGGTGACGTGCTGCCGCAGCAGCTGGGAGGGGACCTTCACCATGCGCGTGCCTGCCCGAGCCCGGCCTGCCGCAGGATCCGGCGCGCCCGCGGGGCGACGGTGGCGGGGAGGGCGGACACGGTGAGGCCGCCGGTGCCCATGGTGGTAGTGCGCGGGTAGCCGGCGATGTCGTTCTCCTCGCCGACCTCGCACCACTGCTCGACCTGCGCGCAGCAGGCGTCCCGCAGCGCCTGCTTGTCCCGGTCGTCGACGGGGTTGCCGTCGGGGTCGATGTAGTAGCCGGTGGCGGCGGCCTCCTGGATGACCTCGGTGGCGCGCATCAGGATGCGGGTCGTGTCGCCGAGCTCGGCGAGGACGTCGGCGGGTAGCCAGGCGGTGAGGTCGTCGGCGGTGGCGAACGCGTCCACCGGCCTACCCCTGGGGCTCGCGGCGCCGACGCGGCGTGGGCGCCTCGTCGCGGACCGCGGCCCGGACGGCGTCCGCGTCGAACGTGCCACCCGAATCCGACCGGTCGACCACCAGCTGGATGCCCGACGCGATGGACTGCTTGGCCTGGTCCTCGTCGATCTCGGTCCAGCCCTGGTCGGCGAGCGCGCGCCGCATGTCGGGGCCGTCGGCGTGCATGACGGTGCCTGAGGAGGACCGGTACCAGCCGGTGCGCGGCGACCCCTGCGAGGGGGCCGCCGCGTCCTGGGTGTCGTGGTCGTCCATCAGGCGTCGGCGGCCTTCTTGGCGTCGGCGCGGGTGGCCGGCTCGAAGTCGGGATCGGACAGCACCCGGGCGTGCTCCGGGGTGCCCTCGTTGACCGCGTCAACCCACCCGTCGGAGATGCGCTTGAAGAAGTACAGCTTGTCCCGGTTCTCCACCCGCGGGAACTGGACCGCGGAGGTGGAGGTGGCCGGGTCGGCGGTGTGCCCGCCCTCGATCAGGGCAGCGGCCGCGCGGTCGTCGTCGGCCTGGTGGTCGGCGACGATCTCCGGCTCCGTCCGCACCCCAGGGGCTTCGGCGGAACGCTGCTCGGCGGCGTCGGCCGGCTCCTCCGGGATGTGCGCCTCCGCGCGGTCGGTGGAGTCGACGGTGAGCTTCGCCTGCAGCTCCGGGTTCGGCTCGGTCTGGATGTCCTGCGCCGACTTCTTCGCGGTCATGGTGTGCGCCTTCCGGTCGATCGGGGGTGAGGATGTCACTGCTGGGGTGTCCCGGGGGCCGGGGAGCCCTCCACTCGGCCCCCGGGACGGATCAGATACCGGCCGGGCGCTTCAGGTGCAGCACGGCGAGCGCCTCCGGGCGGACGACCTTCCCGCCGTACACGTGCAGCCCCTTCAGGGCGTCACCGAAGCGCTTCTCCGGCCGGTACGCCTCGGTCTCCACGATCTGCTCCGCGAAGGACCGGGCCTGCGGCGTGGAGGCCTGGATCTTGAAGGAGACCCCGGCGGTGGCGTCAGTGGCGGTGGGCACGTTGTTGCTCATCACGATGTCGAACCCGGCCGCGCTGCCCTGGAAGCCGTTGCGCAGGATCGCGTCCGAGGACACACCGGCGCCGACGAACCGGTTGTCCTTCGACAGCAGGCCCAGGTACCACGGCGGGACGACGACCTGCCGGTTGCCGCGGGACACCGACTGCTCGTCGAGGGCCACCGACAGCTGCACCAGGTAGTCGTAGGCATCCGACGCGGACGCCACGGTCGACGGCGCGACGGTGGAGCCGACGTTCGTCGCGGCCGCCGTGTACAGGCCGGCCACGAACTTGTCCGTCGCCTCCGCGAGGGCGTAGGCCGCTTCCTTCGTGGCCTCCGTCATCACCTTCGGCTGCGTCTGCGCCTTGTCGATGTCGTCGATGCCGAAGTTGAAGCCCTTGGCCTGGTCGATGATCAGGGTGCGCTGGTTGTCGGTCAGCACCTCCGGCGCCGGCATGTCGGTGTTCTTGACGTAGTCGAAGACGGTGACGCGGCCGATCTGGTTGATGTTCACCCGGTCGCCGGCGCCCTTGATGTCGCCCTCGTAGTCGCGGTTCACGAGGCCGGGCTGCGCGTAGACGTGCGCCTTGTTCAGGTTGGACAGGAGGTTTCCCGACCAGACGGCGGGGATGAAGTTGTTGAGGCTCACGGTGGGCCCTCTCGGGGTTGCTGCGGACGGGTGTCGTGCGTGTCCGTGGTGTCGCCCGTCGGCGCCCGCCCGGGTGTGCGGGTCGTTCCCCTGGCCGTGAGGCCCGCCCCCTGAAGGGGCTGCCGCCAGGATCAGGCGGCGCGTGTCAGCGGTTCAGCCGCACGCCGCGTCGGCTTCGGCCCGCCACTCGGCGGCCATCTCGATCAGTGCCTGCGCGCAGCCCTCCGCGAAGTCGGCGGCGTCCAGCCCGTCCGGCACCCCACCGAGGAACGCCCGGAACCCCGGCTTGCTGTCGGAGAAGTCCACCTCGAGGCGCACGTTCGGGGTGGCGGGTCCGGACGGCGGGAGGACGTCGACGGAGAACGGCATGATCTGCTGCCCGTAGAACGACACCCACACGGTGCCGCCGGCGGTGAGCGCGTCGAGGTCGCCGTCCTCCGGGACGCAGCGGGCCGAGACGCGGGGGCCGATTGCCGACTGGTCGACGAGGACTTCGACGGCGGCGATCTGCGAGTCCAGGTCGTTGCCGGGTGGGCCGATGACGATCCGCTTCGCGCCGTCCCAGATTTCGCCGTCGGGGATCGGGGCCGGGCGCATCAGTCGTCGGCTTCGACGTCGCGGACCAGCTGCTCGATGGAGCCGTACTCGCGGACGCCGGTGCCCCGGTCCACGTCGCCGGAGTACGGACCGGTGACCTGCTCGTAGGTGGCGGCGAAGATGTCCGGCTTGCACGGGTAGAACTCGCCCTGGACGCCCTTGATGACGTAGTCGCCACGATCGGCGCGCATGACGCCTTCCAGCGTTGGGATGTCGATCCAGTACGCCACGTCACTGGGGTCGCTCGGCTTGGCCTCGGAGCGGTACCGCCCGCCACACCAGCGGGCGATCTCGGTGCCGTTGTCGCCGATGAACCTCTCGGCCTCGATGACGACCGGCTTCTTCCGCCAGCGCTGGGCGGTCATCCCGTCACGCGCCCGTCGGCGATGGCGGCGTTGATCTCGTCGATCCGCTTCGCCATCTCCTCCGGCGGCATGTCCTCCAGCTGCTTGCGGGTGAACGTCGGCTTGTCGCCGCCGCCGCCGCCGTTCAGCTCACCGCCGGACTGGGTGGGGCCGCCCGGCTTCGCCTTCCACTCCGGGTAGTCGGCCAGCGTCTTCTCGACCAGGGTCTTCACCTTGGCCTCGTCCACGTTGCCGTCGGCGTCCACGGCCTCCGCGAGGTCGGTGTTCTTCACGATCACGCCGAGCCGGTCGGGGTTCGCCCCCGCGGCGATCGCGGCCACCTTCGCCTCGGTCTTCGCGACCCGCTCGGCGGCCTTCTGGGTGGCCTCCTGCGCCCGCTGGGTGGCCTGGTCGCGTTCGATGGTGAGCTTCTCGGTCTCGTTCTTCCCCGCGAGCGCCTGGGCGTCGGCGAGGGCCTTCTCGTGCTTGGTCTTCTCGGCGGCGACCCGCTCACCGATGATGCGGTCGAGGTCGGCCTGGGAGAACTTCGGGCCGTCGTCCTTCGGCGGCTGGTCGGCCGGGGGAGTGTCGGCGGGCGGGGTGTCCGCGGGCGGCTGCTCGACCGGCGGCGCGGTCATCGTGGCGTCGCCGTGGCGGGCGCGGCGGGCGGCGATGAACTCGGCGGCCATGGCCTGCGCCTGGGCTGCGGTGAGGATCGTGCGGGGACGTGCGCGCATGGGGGCTCCCTGGGCTCCTGAGGGGTGGTTCGACCACCGTCACCCGGGTGGTGTCAGCCGAGGGTGAAGCGCCCTCGCTCCGTCGCGGTCACCCTGACGAGCACGACGTCCGCGCCGCCTACGTCGGTCACGACGTCGAGCAGCTCGCCGGGCTCGACGTCGAACGCCTCACCGGCGCGGACCCTGCGGCGTGGCTCGGGGGCCGTCGGGGCCAGGGCCGCGCGAGCACGGCGGAGTTGCTGCCGATACGTCATGCCCCCCACCGTCGCCCGGCCGGTGACAGGTCAGCGGGAGACGAGGGAGGTGCGCCGCCGGGACACGTCCGCCTTCCGGCCGGTGTCGTCGAGGAACATGCGCAGCTTCAACTGCCGCACCCGGACCAGTGCCTGCGCGGCCCGGAGCTCGGCGGTGTCCCCGAACGGCTCCGCGGCCGCCACCTTCCGTTTCGCGTCCCGCACCTGCCGCTCGTGGTAGCGCTGCTGCTGCCGCTCCTGGTCGCCCTCCGGGTCCGCGGTCGGCTTCGTCGGGGGCCGGGTGAGGCCGGGGATGAACGCGGAGATCGTGTGCCGGCAGTTGGGGTGCATGAACCCGGCCGAGCGGGCGTACGCCAGCGTCCCGCCGTACCGGTGGCCCTCGACCTCCCCGTCGGTCGGTTCCCGGCCCGTCAGGGACAGCACGGTGCCCTCGAAGGGGCGGCACAACTTGCATTCCTCCGGGGCGTCGGAGACGACGACCAGGTAGCGGCCCTGCTGCGTGTACCGGTCGATCCCGCCCTGCACGTGCGCCTGACCGGCCGTCGTCCGGGTGGCCATCTCCGCGTAGGACGACAGCTCCCAGGAGCGGCCGCGGGCGTCGGTGTAGCCGGTGATCCCCGCACCGGCGAGCCGCGACACAGCGCGCGCGGCCGCCTCGCGGCGGGCCTGCACGCCGGTGATCACCTGGCCGGTGACGTCGCCGATCACCCGCCGGTACACGTCCTCCGCCGCGCGCAGGATCCGGGTGTGTGTCGACTGCAGGGTGCCGGCGAGCTCGGCGGCGTAGGCCTGCACCGCGCCCCGGTTCGCGGCGACGATCCCGGCCCGTGCCTCGGTCACCCCGGGGCCGCCGGCCTGCAGCACACCGGCGGCGTAGGCCTCGGCGAGCAGCTCGTACAGGGAGGTGTCGGTCTGGTCGGCGAGGGTGGCGACGAACCGTTGCGCGTCCCGGCGCAGGCGGAGGATGTCGGACAGCTTGGTCTCCGCCCAGCCGCGCTGGTCGATGCCGGTGGCGAGGCGCTGGGAGACGAGGCCGAGCAGGTGTGCGGCGGCGTCGCCGTACAGGTCGGCCAACACCTTGGCGAAGCGGGCGCCGCCGTCGGGGGAGACGGGCACCGGTCAGCGCAGCGGGGTGCGGCAGCGCCAGCAGTACAGGTCGGCGCGGATCCACCTACGGTGCAGGCCGATCCGGCACAGCCACCGCCCGATCGCGGCGATCACGGCAGCATCAGCCCCGGCGCCGGATCGGGCAGGCCCATCCCGGCCTCGTTCTTGATCCGGGCCACCTCCTGCGCCACCTGGTCCTCATCCAGGCCGGGCTGCGCCAGCCGCACCCTCGTCTCGATCGACGCGGCCTGCGCCGTGGCCAACGTGTTCACCCAGGCGGCGGTGCCGGTCGGGTCGTCGGCAAGCTCCTGCCAGCCCACCGCGGGCCGGGCCACCGGCGTCGGCCGGCCGAAGATGTCGGGGTGGGCGTCGAGTGCCAGCAGCGTCTGCGCGATGTCGGACAGGTTCGGTGTCCAGTACCGCTGCTTGCGGCCCTGGGTGCGCCACGTCTTCCCTTCCCGGATCCGCAGCGCGGTCCCGGATTCGGCGCGGCCCTCGATGTGCAGGCCGAACGTCTGCGGCGAGTAGCCGGCCGTGGAGATGATCTGCTCGGTCAAGGCGACCACGGTCTGTTCGTGCTCGGCGACCCGGATCGCGAACTGCACAGCCTTGATCGGGTCCGACAGCTTCTCCAGGTCGGCGATGTTCAGGCCGGTCATCAGCTCGGTGTCCAGGTCGAACCCGTACGCGGACCCGGGCCCGCCGGAGCGCGTGTAGCCGCCGAAGGTGCGCTCGGAGCCGTGGCGGGCGCCGATGGGCTGCAGGAACTCGTCGGGCACCAGCAGCCGGGCCTTACCGAGGCGCAGGTCCCGCATCCACGACGACCACGCCTCGTCCAGGGCATCGAGGAAGCCCTCGGACCCGGCGTAGTCGGAGCGGCCGATCGGGTAGCGGCGGCGCTTCCGGTTCGGCAGCACGTTCGGGACGAAGCGGGGCATGATGCCGGGCTGGCCTCCGGTCACCTCCACCGGCACCGGGATCTCGGGCATGAACCCGGCCGTGGACGGGTGGTCGGTGAGCGCCACCTGCCGGCCGAGGGTGTCCTTCGTCCCGGCGTACAGGCCGTGCAGGATCACCCCGGGCTCGTGCCGCTCGAGGTGCCGCCACACGGTGTCCCCGTCGGCGTGGACCTCGTCGACGAAGGTGACCGCCGAGAGTTCCCCGTAGCGGAAGTCGGGGATGGCCCGGTCGACGTCGACGACGGTGAGCAGCGGGTGGTCGGCGTAGGACTTGTCCCACATGGGCCGCAGGTACACCCCACCGGTGGCCGCGCAGATCTCCGCCGCCTCGAGGAGGCGGTTGTGCAGGCCCAGCTGGTCGACGAGTTCCTCGAGGCGGTCCTGCGCCTGCACGGTCTGGCTGGCGTCCAGCGTCGACGCCTGGTCCCAGACGACGGGGGTCGCCCCTTCGGCCGGGCCGCCGGCGGACTGGCGTTGCACCGCCCGGGCGAGGCCGACGTCGGGGATCAGCAGGTCCGGGGGCTCACCGAACAGCAGGTCAGCGGACGTTGAGGCGATGTCGGCGGCCAGGCCGGCGTGCAGGTTCGGGGCGGCCTGGGTGATGTCCTGCCCGGGTTTGCGCCGGGACCACCAGGTGCGGCGCCCGGACACCCCGCCGCCGTGCGACGTCTCGCGCAGCTGGTCGTGGTCACCGGACCACCAGGCGCGCTGCGCGGCGGCGTCCCGCATGTAGCCGGCCATGTCGGGTGGCGGCCACGGGGTGGTGAGGGTCGACACGGGCAGCGGCACCCAGTCAGCGTCCGGCGGGGGGTGTCAGCGCGGGCAGTGTCCCTGCCCGAAGGTAGCGGGCAGGGACACCGGTCGGTGGCGCTGCGGCCGGCGGCTACCGGACCGATGGTCGGGGTGACGTAGCCGCGGGGCGGGTGACCTCGCCGACGAACGTGACGATGCCAGGACGAGGCCGTTCCCGCCGGCGTTGTCCACAGGCCCCCGGGTGCCCTCAGTGGGCGCTGGCCGTGGACTCCTCGAGGAGCTCACCGATCGCGACGTGAAGCTGCTGCAGCCGGTCCAGGTCGCCGCGGTTGCGGGTCCAGTCGCGGTACAGCAGGTCGATCTGCCGGGCGCGGCGGTGCGCCTCGCCTTCCAGGCGCGGCCCGTTGTCGACGAGCTCGGCGTAGCCGCCGCCGTCCCGGACACCATCGCGGAGACGGAAGAGCTCGACGAAGGAGCCGACCCGGACGACCACGTGGCGGTCGGTGAGGCGAGCCACGGTTCCCGTGGTGTGCCGGCGGCGTCCGAACTCGGCGCCCGACTCGACGGTCACGACGTCGCCGGGGGCCAGCGCGGCCAGTTGCTCGGCGGTGAGTCGGTTCTCGGCGGACACGGGCTTCCCTCCCTCGGCGGTGTTGCCCGGGGGGAAGCCGTGGCGCTGGCGAAGATACGCCGGAACGCTGAAGCTGGGATGAGAGGCTTGCCCGCATGAGCGCTGCACAGCTGGTCGTCGGCCTGGTGGATGCGCTGTCCTGGCCGATCACCGTCGCCGCGCTCGCCGTCGTCTTCAAGCGCCAGCTGGCCAGTCTCCTGGATCGCGTGAAGAGCGCGAAGGGCGCTGGGGTGGCGCTCGAGTTCCGGGAGGTCGTTCAGGAGCTGAAGTTGACTGCGGCCGAGGTGCAGGTCAGCGCCTCCCGGGCGGAGGTGGCATCTGTGCGCGCAGAACGGGCAGCCGAGTCGGTGCAGGCGTCCGCCCTGGGAGAGATCACCCTCGGCGGCGCTCCGACTCCTACTGCGGCGGCGTCGTCGGCGACCGGCTCCATCACCCTCGGTGGCGCCCCGGAGCAGGGACGAACCACCTAGACCCCGTTCGCATACTGCTGTGCAACCCAGCGCAGCCACACTGTCGGCTCGTCGTGGCAGGCTCCCTACGTGCGCTGGTGGGGGTATCTCGGGGTGGCACTCCAGCTCGTTGGCACTGTGATGGCGGGGCGGGCGCTCTACCAGGACTGGCGGGAACACAGCGGGGGTCGCCCGCTCATCCCGCCGGTGTACCCGCAGATGGCGTCGTGGGCGCGGCAGACGTTCCGTCGCACTGCGGGTGCTTCGGCGGTTGGAACGATCTCCCTGGCGGACACCGCCGCGGTGGCTGACGCGCTGACGGTCGAGAAGACCATCTCGGAGGAGGACGCCTCCACCGAGGCGGTGATGCGGGTCTTCGGTAAGCGGCTGTCGTTCCTTCAGGCGGACATGGACGAGGTGCGCACCGAGCTCGACAAGGTGCGGGACGAGTTCATGCGCCAGATCGGAGAAGTCGCTTCCGACTTGACCGGGACCGCCATGGAACTGAGGTCGACGGTGTCCAAGGTGGCGACCGGCAGCGTGAGATGGGAGCTCTCAGGGTTGGTGCTCGTCGGCATTGGCTCGGTGCTCAGCGCCTTCGCCTGATCACGCCGCCTGGGAGACCCCATGCTGCAGCCAGGGCCGCCACACCGACCGGGACACCTGCACCCCGTACCGCAGCCCGTCCGGGCCGTGGTCATCCACCTTCGACGGCTCGTCCTGCCCCTTGTCCTGCGCCTTCTCGTCCCACACGTAGCCGAGCAGTTCCCGCTCGAGCTCCGGTGCGGCGCCGTCGACGAACAGCAGCCGGCGCGCGGCGAGCAGCGACGACACGTTGCGGATGCCGTCCAGGACGGCGTTGTCGGCCTCGACGAGGCCGGTCCAGCCGTCGTTGCGCAGCTGCCGGCGGAACGAGGCGGCGGACGGGTCGACGGCGGTGCGGTCGGGCCACACGGGGCCCGGCCGGGCGTCGGGGTGCGCGCCCTCCGGCAGGGGGATCAGTGCGCCGGCGTCGAGCCAGGTGCGGATGCGCTGCGACTGCTCCGCGTCGGACAGGGACCGCTGCTTGCGGCCGTCGTGCCGCCACTCCCCGCACACGTACAACCTCTCGTCCGCCCCGAGGCCGAGGAGGACGGCGTGGGTGGGGTTGGACGTGCCGTAGTCCACGCCCATCCACCAGCGCCCCACCAGCGACCGGCGCACCTGCTGCCAGTGGGCGCGGTGCTGCCCGCCGGTGTCCAGGTCCAGCATGTCGTAGACGGCGCCCTCCGCCGCGACCCACAGGCCCTGGACGAACCGCTTGTAGAACAGGCCCACGTTCTCGGCCTTGATCGCTGCCACGTACTCGGGGGTCAGGGCGGGGTTGTCGTCGAGGGTGAAGTGCCAGGAGGCGATGCCGAGGTGGTGAGCCCGGTCCAGGTAGTCCTTCTTCAGCCAGTGCGCCGGGCTGTCGGGGTTGGTGGTGGCGAACAGCATCGCCCCGGGCACCGACAGGCGGAACAGCAGCTGCCCCCAGAACGGGCGGGACACCAGCGTCGCCTCGTCCACGTACGCGAGGGCGAGGGTGAGGCCACGCAGCCGGCCTTCGGAGCGGGCGTCGTTGGCGCCCATGACGTGCACCAGCCGGCCCAGGATCACCGCCGTCGGCGCACCCCGCGTGTACTGGACGGCGGACGGGGCCAACGTGCCGAACAGGTCGGCCATCGGGTCGATGACGTTGCGGGCCACGGTGTCCCGAGTCTTGCCGATGATCGCCACCGGCCCGCGCGGCCCGGTGCGCAGCGCCTCGAGGAACGCCACGATCGAGGAGAGGGTCTTCCCGGACCGGACGGAGCCTTCCCAGAGGTTGATGCGGGCGGTGGCCTCGGCGATGGACTGGCGCTGCTTCGCCGACAGGTGAGCGGACTTCACCTTCGGTACCAGTGGACGGTGTGCACGCCGCTGTCCGGGTCGCGCTCGTGGTCGTCGGCCAGGACGACGCAGCGCAGGTGCTGCCGGCCCTCGTGCTCGCCGCGCATCTGGATCCGGACGGCGAGCACGAGGTAGCGGCGGCCGGTCGTCGCGGTCACGATCTCGTCGCCGATGAGCACCCGCCGCTCGGCGTCGTAGTACAGGCCGACCTCGGAGCCGGGTGGCTTACCCGCCACGGATGGAGTCCACCAGGTCCCGGATCAGCCCCGCGGCCTCCTCCACCCCGCCGCCCATGTCCAACTTCTCCAGGTCCGCGACCCGCTGCACCGCGATCCCCACCGACGTCATGATGTTGCGCTGCTGCTCGAACGTCGGCTGCGGCAACTCGATGCTGTTGTGCGTGTTGTCCTTGCCGCCGAAGTTGTGCATCACGCACGGCTGCCACAGCTGCGCCCGCAGCCGGTGAGCGTCCTCCACCAGCAGGCCCTTCAACGCCGCCCGCCGGGCCGACGTGTCCGCGTTCCGGGCCTCCGTCGCGCGTTTCGTCGCCGTCCGGTCGAAAGCGCCGTCGATGCCTTCGTTCTTGGCGATGGTGGTGACGGTGGAGGGGGAGACCTCGAACTGTCGGGCTACTTCGTTGCGTTTGCCGCCGTCGCGGATGGCTTGGGCGATGGCTTCGCGCTTGTCGGGGTCCAGCGGTGGGGGCATCAGCGGGCCGGCTCGTCGCGGACGATCTCGAAGACGATGGGGGAGGTGTCGCCGCGTTCCTGCCGGTCGGCGTCCATCAGGAGGGCCGCGCGCATTCCGCTGGTCTCGGGGAGTTCGGCGGCGAGCTCCCGGCACTCGTCGGGGGTCACTGCGCTCGCCCCGTGCGCCGGGTCTGGCGGCGGATGCGGTGCACGCGGACCTGGTGGGTGATCCGCGGCCCGGTGGTGAGCGCCAGGACGACGAGGAGCGCGGCGAGGATGGCCACGGGGGCGAGTCCGAGCAGGTAGCCGAGGGCCCACAGGGCGTGGTGAAGCCCGGTCGTGAAACCGTCGGTCATGCGACCACGCTGCGTCCGGTGGTGTCAGCCGGTCGCAGCAGCACACCGGCGGGGAACAGGTCGGGGAACAGCACGTACTGACCCGGCCAGGCCCGGTGTCTCCCGTGGCCGAGGACGAGGACCAGCGCCGGCGGGGGCGTGCCGGTGCGCCGACGGCGCCGTTCCAGGCCCTGGGCGCGGCGGCCAGCCATGTAGCGGCGTTTCGCCTCGCGGCAGTCCGCGCACGGCCGCCCCTGGTCGAGGGTGCAGGTGACGTACCGGGAGTACTCGCCGTGGGGCGCGGCACCCGGGTTGGGGTAGCCGTGCTTGCGGGCGATCCGCCGCCGGTCGGCGGGGTCGAGTCCACCCCACACGCCGTGCCCGATGCCCTCGTGGAGTGCTTCCAGGGCGCACGGGTGGCGGACGGGGCAGCGGGAGCAGACGAGGCGCGCGAGGGCGTACTGGGCGGCCTGCTCAGCCGCGGTCAGGTGGTCCGGGGGGTGCCACGGGTCGAGGTCGGGTCCGGCGATGCCCTGGCAGGCGGCCTGGACGGTCCAGTCGGGGGGGCGCAGCAGTGGTGCGCTCACCGGAGCGCGTCGGCCACGGCTGTCAGATCCGAGGCGCGGTGAACCAGCTGGAACAGGTCGTCGTCGGGGACGGTGAACTCGCCGGTCGTCAGGTCCCGCGTGAGCCACTGGCCGAGCCGGGCGATGGTGAAGATGCCGCCCGGTCCTGCCGGGACGAGGAGGCCCCGGGAGGCGATGGCCGGGTGCCGGTGGGCGGACTCCACCCCGTGCGCGCGCAGCCACAGGTCGGCGACGTGCAGATCGCGGGGGGTGCACAGCTGCATCGCTTCCACGTCGGTGGGGATGCGCTGGAACAGGTCCGGCATCAGTCGTCGCCGTCGATGTAGGCGGCGTACCGGTCGCCGAAGCGCCAGAACGTGACGGCGTAGGCGAGGCCGAGGCCGGCGATCGCGGCGATCGCCCCGCAACCCCAGCCGATCAGTGTTCGCACGGTTCCCCCTGGTGGTTGGTGGCCGGGCGGGCAAGCTCTTCCCAACCGGCCCGCCCGGCACCTACGACGCTCCCGGAGGATGTGACAGGTGACCTCGCGCCGTTTCGACCCGCCCCGACCCGCCCCGGCCCGTCCTCGTCCAGCACGACGACGGCCGCTGGTACGCGGGGGAGCAGGACGGCTGGGTGCGGTGGCCCGACGGCTCGTGGCGGGCATCCGTGACCTACTCGGCGGGGGTGGGGGAGAAGTACTCGCGGTCCGTCGCGGCAGGGCGGGTGCGGCCGGCCGGCTAGGTGCGGTGCTGGCCGATGTGGGAGTACCGGTCGAGCAGCGCGGCCTTGCGCGCGTACATGTCGGCGGGGTGAGAGATGAGCGTCGATGGGCCGTCATCGGGGTCGTCGGGCGGGGGGTCGTCGCCGTCGTCCGGGCCCTGGTCGTCGTCGTCGGTCCAGCCCAGCGCGACCGCGGCGTCGGTGCACCACGCCCGCACCTTGTCCAGGTCGGCGTTGAGCCGGCGCACGTTCTGCTCCTGCCGCCACCCGTAGGCGGCGTCGACGAACACCACGGCGACCACGGTGACGGCCAGGCCGACGCCGAGGCCGGTGAGCTCGTGCAGCGTCAGGACGATCACCGGCTCTCCTCCCGCTGCTGCTGGTGCTCGGTGAGGGCCTGAGCAGCGGCGATCGACAGTGCCCGGCCCAGCTCCTCCACGGTGGCGGTGCCGGAGTGGTCGACGCGCACCTCGAGGTGGACGCCGTACGCCTCCGCCTCGACGCGGAAGCGGTGCCGGGTCACGTCGTCCCGTCCAGGGCGCGGCGGATGACCTGGACGGTGCCGCCGTCGTAGGCGCCGTTGTGGAGCATGTGGTCGGTCAGGTCCCGCACCCTGCTGACGGCGGCCTGCGCGTCGAGCAGGGCAGCGAGAGCGGGCAGGGCGAGGAAGCACGTCGGGCAGAGAACGCCCCCCGCCTCGCGGTCCGGGTCGCCACCGACGACGGCGTTCCAGACGCGATGGGGCGCGCGCCAGACCGGGTTGGGGTTGCCGCATTGCTGGCAGCGCGAGTCGCCGTCCGCTGGCGTCCACGGCGTCGGCTGGGCACGGTCCCCGGCGGCATGGGCGGCGCAGTTCTCAGGGACGCAGCAGACGCCGCCGCTGATGCGCGAGCAGTCCGCGCACGCCTCCCCGCCGCTGTCGGTGTCGCCCCTGCCAGCGGCGGGAGGGGCGGCTATGGCCCGGAACGCAGCCGGGTAGCCCGCGCCCTGAAGTTGCCCGAGCAGGCGATGCACGACCCCGGCGGGCAGCAGGTAGGCCGCGACGGCACCCGTCTCGTCCTCGGTGAACGGGGTCGCCTTCCAGCACAGGTCGGTGGCCTCGCGGACGATCCCCGCGTGCTTCGCCTCCCCGCCGCGCGGATCCTCGGCCGGGGCGGTCACCGGGGGTCGCCGATCGGCACCGTGATGTGCCCGACGCGCATGTGCCCGGCCCACCCGGTCCCGTAGTCGTCTGCGTCAGCCAGGACGGCAGGATCGGCGGAGTTCTCCACCGCGAACCGGTAGCCCTCATGCCAGCCGTCCCGGTACGACTTCCACCGCTGCCGAGACAGCCAGCGCAGCTTGCAGGCATGGCGCTTCATCGGCCCGCCACGCGGCTTGTGGGCCACCATGCGCCCGCACTCCCAGCAGCGGGATGCCCCGCAGTAGCTGATGTCGCCGAAGTCCTCGCTCATCTCGTTCGCTCCTCGTGCTGTCGTGGCTGGGGGCGGGTGCGCCGGCCGGGTTCGGCCGGGTCGGCGTGTTCGCGGGGGGCGTCCTGGCCGCGACATTGGGTCGGGATCCCGACGCGGAAGTTCGCGCCAGCCGTCCCGGCGCTTCCACCGTCGCTCGTCATGCCGCCGACTTATTGCGTGCCCTGTGGGAGCGATCGCGATCACGATCGCGGGCACGGGAGCAGGTACGGCAGCTGCGGCTACCGCCCCAGAAGTAGGTGTTCTCTTCGTCGTA